GATGAAAAATCGTAAAAACATTTATACTATAACTTATAATAAATAAGAAGGATTTATTTTATATGATAACAGAGTCTACAAAAATTTGTCCTAAGTGTGGAGGACCTTTAAAACATATAGGTAGAGTAAAAAGAAAAGTAAAAACTAATCGAGGCGAGACTTATACGATAATGCTAAAAAGGTTTAAGTGTAAAAGATGTGAAATGGTTCATAGAGAATTACCATCCCATTTACTACCATATAAACATTATGAAAAAAATATTATAGAAGGATTTATAAATGGGTATTTATCCAGTTACGATTTGGACTATGAAGATTATCCTTGCGAATCCACAATCAAAAAATGGGGTAAATCGCGAAAAAATCATTTTATATAACGATAAGGAGGATTATGTAAAATGATAAGAGATATAAACGACACATGCCCCGACTGTGGAGGAAAAGTGCGATATAGGGATAAGACAAAAAGAATAATAAAATCCGAATATGGTCAAAGTATGTATATTATGATACCGAGATATAAATGTATCGAGTGTAAAAAGATTCACAGATTGTTACCTAATAATCTGAAACCTTATAAACATTATAGAGCAGATATAATTGACGGTATGATTAACAACATAATAACATGTGACGATTTACCTTATGAAGATTGGCCTACTCCACTAACAGTTGAGAGGTGGAAAAAATTTAATACATAATTCAACCGGGAGGGTGTTACAAACACTCTCTTTTTTTGTAATTTTTTACAGTTCGACTTTTATTTCACTTAATAGCAGTTGTTAATCTAGAATAGCCGTTGAAAGGAGGTAATAGCGATGAACGAGTTTGCATCGGGTTCGGTACCGGTTTCAGTGGCTGCTAGAGTATACAAAAGTGGTTTGCACTATGATATTTCAGATATGGAAAGTGACGTGTTGGCATTCGCGGCTAACAGTACCAACCAGTCAGAGTATTGTGTAAAACTTGTATGTAAAATGAAATTTAAATCAGAGGAGGCATCAGAACCGTCTAAGAACGAAGATGCACCTCTTATTTTTTATGACGTGGAAGTATTCCCTAACTTATTCTTGGTGAACTGGAAGAAGCAGGGACCGGAATCCAAAGTTGTAAGAATGATTAATCCAAAGCCGGCAGAGATTGAAGAATTAATAATCAGGCGATTTGGTATCTTGGTAAGTCGTTGGAGAAATTATCGACAGCTGATATTATCATTGGTATTAGTGATGACTATATTTGGAATGGTTGTTATATTGAAAGCATGGTAGCAGAAAGATATAACATTAAGAGATATAGCGTTCCACCTCATATTGTGATCGAAAATTACTATGAAATTATGAAAGAAAGATATTCTGGTGAGAAATGTTGTAGTCCGGCTTAATATGTGAGGAAAATAGTATGGTAGAAAAGAAAAAACGAGGTAGACCAAAGAGTAAACAATCCCGAGATAAACATGTACATGTCAGATTTAATGACAACGAAATAGAAAAATTAGTAAAAATCATGGAATTGAAGGATTTTTCAGTTACGGAAGCCATACGTTTTGCCGTAAATTTTACGTGCGATTTGATATAATTTCTATTTTTGCGCACACATAAATGTGGCCACTTTTTGGTCGTCTGCCCACTTTTGCTGCAGTTTTTGAGTTTTTCGAAAATTGCATTTTTGCGTTTTGGTCAAAAAAAGTGGGCAAATGGCCACTTTTAAAAATGGATTTGGCCACGAAAAACCCCGTATTTATGCGGGTTTGCGGGGTGTTTGGTCAAAAACCCACTTTTATTTTGAAGTAAAAAAAAAAGAAGTAAAATATGAGTATACTCATAAAATGCAATTTTTTATATAATATGCGAAAAAAAGTGGGCATTTGGCCACAGACATAATTTTAGGTCAAAATGGACGTTTTTATGATATTTGTTCAGAAAGGAGAAAAAGTTGTATGAATGAGTATGATAGACGCAATATAGAGATGTCACATCCTGATTTGTTTAGGAATACTGTAGAGTTCGTGGATAGGGGTGATGATATTCTTCTCAGGACTTGTAAGGACGAAATTTATGTGTATGAGGTTGTTAATGAAAGAATGCACAATCTCACAAGAGACTTACATAATATTACGGATGAAGAGATTCATAAAGAATTTGTAAGACAGATTAAGTACCGGATGTTATTGAGAAGCATGATGCAGAGTGACTTAGCTGATATTTGTAATGTAACACAAACAGCAGTGAGTCGATATCTATCAAAAGATAATATTCCAAATGTATTCGTAGCCAGCAAAATTGCTAAGGCTATAGGATGTGGATTGGATGAAATGATATTTGAACCAAGTAATTATTTTAACATTAGATAAAAGGAGTGTAGTGTATGGATAATAATTTTAAAGAAGTACGTTTTGACAAATATTGCAAGAAGTGCGAACACTATGATGTGAAGGCATACAAAGACCCATGTAATGAATGTTTAGAGCATGGCATGAATGAAAATTCAGAAAAACCGGTTAAGTTTGTTGAGGGGGCAAAAGTAAAGGAAGGGGATTATGAAAAGAAAGAGTAATATTTTTAAATTGAGCAAAGTGATTGAGAATCAATTACACGATAATAAGAGCAAGTTAGAAGGAATTCAAGACGAGCTCAATATACCAAAATTTATGAATGTTAATAATAGCAACACAGAGGTCGTTAGGAGAGATAGCAGTGATTTCAAAATTCCAAGCTTCTTATCTAAACCTGGTGTTGTACGGATAGTTGAAGATATACCTATGACACAAGGCTACATTGACGTTCTTAAAAGTAGAATCAAAGCAATGCCAATGAACGAGAAGGTTGTGGTAGCGGAAGCATTACCTGTTGATATTTGCATTGATAGAATTAAAACTGAATATGAGAAGAATAGTTTATTTGTTAGTTCGATTAAGGAATCATTTTCTATATTAGGTATCGACATGTAATAAGTTCCTAAGAAATCCTGATATTTTACTCCTTGCGATTGTATTGTAAAAGTACTACAATGCAATTAATGGAGGTACATAATATGGGATTGTCGAAATTATCAAAATTTGCTAGAAAATTATTGGACAAAGATGGTGGTATTAATATTAAATATTTTCTACCAACCGGAAATCAGTATTGTCCGTATTGTCATGTGATGACTGCTCATAGACCAGAAGGTTATTATGAGTGTGAAATATGTAACTATAGTATAACGGATGAAGAAGCGGCAGATGGCGACGGTTATCATACTTTAGAATCGACATATGAAGAAGAGATTTATACTTACGATATAGATGAGGATTATCGCAAACCAGTTGAATGTATTAATTGTGACGGTCCATATCCGGATTGTAAGAGTACATGTTATCTTTTATCAGATGACGATGATGACGATTATTGTGCATACGATGACTGATATTTTGCAATAAAAATTTAGTTCGCATAAAAATCATGCTCTTTTATGAAGAGAAGGGATATATAGTACCCGCGTCGGTGCTATTAAGCCTTTCTCTTTTTTCTTGTCTAAAATTTAAGAAAGGTTGATATTTGTTATGGCTAAGGGAACAAACTTAGAACGAGACTTTCAAGCAAAACTCATCAAGGAATTGAAAGAGATGTTTGTTGGTTGTCTTGTTATGAAACTTGACCCCAAATACAAACAGGGTATTCCAGACTTGCTTATATTATACAAAAATAAATGGGCTTGTCTCGAATGTAAGAAATCAGCCAAGAGCAAGAAAAGACCAAACCAAGAGTATTATGTTGATATTCTAAATAAAATGTCCTTCTCCCGATTCATTTATCCAGAGAATAAGGAGGAAGTATTAAATGAACTTCAACAAGCATGGAAATCTGGAAGGAATGCACGCATTTCTAGGAGCAAGTAAGTACCATTGGATTAATTATGATGAAGATAAGATTGCAGCATCATACCTAAATCATCTCGCCACAATGAGAGGTACAGTTCTCCATGATTTTGCGGCACAGTGTATTAAACTTGGACAACGATTACCGAAGACACATAATACACTCAACATGTATGTGAATGATGCTATTGGATTTAAAATGATACCTGAACAATTATTAGTTTATTCAGATAATTGTTTTGGAACTGCCGATAGTATTTCATTTAGAAAAGATTTCTTAAGAATTCATGATTTGAAGACAGGTGTTACACCAGCTAAGATTGAGCAGCTATTAATTTACGCGGCTCTTTTTTGTTTGGAGTATAAAATTAAACCTGGCAGTATTGGTATGGAATTACGTATTTATCAGAATGACGAAATTCTACATCATGAACCTACTGCTGAAGAGATTTTACCGATAATGGATAAGATTATCACATTCGATAAAATCATCAATAATATTAAAGAACAGGAGGGCTAATCCATGATATTTGAAAATCCGCCATTAAAAGATGTTCTCATGCATTATGGAGTAAAAAGACGTTCCGGACGTTATCCATGGGGTTCTGGTGAAAGCCCTTATCAGCATAGCGGCGATTTCTTAAGTCGCGTTGAAGAATTAAAGAAACAAGGTCTTAGTGAAAATGAAATCGCTAAAGAACTTGGAATCCTTGGTGATAGAGGACAGCCGTCTACAACAAAATTAAGAACTGCTGTTACACTGGCCAAACATGAACGCCGAACTTTAGAAGCAGAGAGAGCAAAGGCTCTTAGAGAAGACGGATATTCTTTAAATGAGATTGCTGAAAAGATGGGTTATGCAAATGACTCTTCAATCCGTTCTTTATTAAATGAAAATACAGCAGCTAATAAAAATAAAGCCAAATTGGCAGCTGATAAATTAAAAGAAGAACTTACCAAAAAAGGTATGCTTGATGTTGGTGCCGGAGTAAACCGAGAAATGGGTATTTCGGAGACAAAACTACAAGAGGCTTTAGCAATATTAGAATTAGATGGATATAATGTGTATCCAATTGGAATTCCACAAACAACAAATCCTGGTAAACAGATTAATACCAAAGTTCTTTGTAATCCTGATATTGACCATAAGTATGTTTATCAACATATGGGAGAAATTCAATCAGTTACAGATTATTATTCTACTGATGGTGGAACGACTTTTCGTAAAGTTGAAAGACCATCTAGTGTTGATCTACATTAATTTCTAAAAAGAAGCAGACTGTTGATATTCCAGAGCGTCAGGGAAGCGGAATTATTGATAAAGAAACAGGTGTTAAGACTTATAAAGAGTCTGGTCGTAAGTACATTGACAAAAAGACTGGTGAATTGAAAGTAGCCACACAGAAAGTCAAGCTTATGAACTATATAGATGATGCTTATATTTTGTCATCTGGCACTCCACAAGAAGATGCTTATGCAGATTATGCTAATAAGATGAAAGCTTTAGCAAATCAGGCTAGAAAAGAGCTTGTTACAACACCTAGACTTAAATACAGTCCGAGTGCTAAAGAATTGTATCAAAATGAAGTATTTTCATTAGATGCTAAATTAAATGTAGCGGCAAAGAACGCTCCTCGTGAAAGAAGAGCGCAAGTTATTGCAAATTCTGTAGTGAAAGCAAAGATTCAAGATAACCCCGCCCTCGAAAAAGACAAGAAGGCTTTGAAGAAAGAGAAACAGATAGCTATTAATAATGCTAGAGCTACTGTATCTGCGCGTGGTAAAGAAAGTAAAATAGAAATTACTGATAGAGAATGGGAAGCTATTCAGGCAGGTGCTATTTCAGATGCCAAATTAATGCAAATTATGAGATATGCTAGAAAAGAAGAGATTACTGCTCGTGCTTTACCAAAGACATCTAATACTTTATCTCAAGCCCAGATTAATAAAGCTAAGTCTATGAGAGCATCTGGTTATACAAATGCTGAAATTGCAGAAGCTATTGGTTGTTCTACATCTACAATCTCCAAACAATTGAATGCATAGAAAGGATTTAATAAGTATTATGGCTAGAAGATGTGCAATTACTACTTTCGATAATCCTTATGATCCTTTAGAGAACTTTGATGAATGGTATAGATTCGATGAGGACAAAGGTTATCACACATGTTCATTTACAACACCACGGTATTAAAGGTATGAAGTGGGGTGTAAGACGATATCAAAATAAAGACGGTAGTTTAACCGAAGTAGGTAAACGTCATGTCAAAGACTATGATAAATTAAAAGAATTAAAAAAGAAACAAGAAGACGAGGGAAACAAATTAATACGATCTAATTCAGAATTATCAAAAGATTTCGGTGGAAAGTATTCAAATGTTGATGATGATGAATTTTTCGAATTAATGGCGCGAGACGTTTATGAATTAAACACTGATGCGTTTTGGAATGCCAAAGTCTTATCCGATTCTTTTTATAAAGAAAATTCGAAGTCTATAGAAACCGGACGTAAAATTGTTGAAGATAATTTTAAAGGTTCTAACAAAAAAGCAGCTATTGGAACAGTTCTTGCCACTGCGTATGTGGCATCATATTAAATAAAAAAACGTGGAGGTAAATAAAATGGCAACAAAAAAGAAAACCGCTACATCTGAAGTAGTAGAAGAAACTAAAGTAATTGAAGAAATTATTGAACAGGCTGCACCAGAAGTTTCTGAAAAACCTGTAAAATCTAAAAAACAGAAAAACGTATTAGGTGTTGTTACCGAATGTGAGCAGTTAAATGTTCGAAACGCTGCGTCTAAAGTAGCAACTAGAGTTGCTGTGATTTCTAAAGGAACAGAATTTGAAATTGAATCTTTTGAATCCGGTTCTGAATGGTTGAAAATTACCACAAAGACTGGAATTAAAGGTTACGTAATGGCTAAGTTCGTAACAGTCAAATAAGGAGAAACGATATGGAAAGCATACTAACATCAATTAAGAAGTTGATTGGGTATCCGGAAGAATACGAACAGTTTGATCCTGACATTATCATTCACATCAATTCTGTGTTTGCCATCTTGAATCAACTCGGTGTTGGTCCTGCTGATGGTTTTGTGATTAAAGATAAATCTACAAAATGGTCAGATTATATAGGTGATAATAAGTTATTAGAATCTGTTAAGACTTATATGCACTTAAAAACAAGATTAGTATTCGACCCACCATCAAGTTCTTTTGTAATTGAATCTATAAAAGAGTCTATTAAAGAATACGAATGGCGTTTGAATGCCACCGCCGAAACTAAGAAGGAGGAAATTCAAAATGGAGTATAGAGTACTTTATCACCACGGTATCAAAGGTCAGAAGTGGGGTGTACGTAGATTCCGTAATGCTGACGGCACATTAACTGCAGCTGGAAAAAGACGTGCTCGTACACAAAGAAGCGATGATAGTGCTAGAGTTAAAGCAATTCGTAAGAAAAAAGTTTCTCAGATGTCTAATAAAGAAATACAAGAAGCAAATACACGTTTACAATTGGAAAGGCAATATAAAGATTTAACAAAAAAGAAATCGATTGGAAAGAAGGCTGTTGCTGCCTATATTGCCACAGCCGGAACAATTG